GTCAAACTACTGGTATTATTGCTCCTTTTAGAAATTTATTTTTTAATGGTTTCTCTTACCCCATTACTTCAAACTATTTTTCCGATGCTAATTTTGATGTTCCTCAAAGTTCTTATATTTATCATATGAGATCTTTTAATGATTTTATTCATTATATTACAACTTGTAATAATTATTTTTTAGGTTATTATCGAATAATACATTGGGATTGGCCTTTTAATGAGCCACATGCTCAAGGGGTTTTTGCTATTCTTTCTGAATATACTACCGAGACTGTTAGATATGGAAATTTTATGTGTCCTTTTGTACCTATTATTATTAATCTTAATCATAACGACACTTTTAATAAAATACTTACTCGAGAAAAACTTCGTGTTAGTACTGAAACTTCTGCATTTATTTATATGAGTGATTTTGGAAATTTTATTACTACTCGTAATACTTACTCTTCAAATTTTAGTTCTATTTATTTTATTTTAGCTATTGTTTTATTTGTGCTTGAAAATTATTTAATACTTTCTACTACAGTTACTGTTTATGGTAACTTTGATATAAAATTATACTACAATAAAATGTCTAAATCAAAATATCCACACTCTTATAAGGAGTGTTTGCAATTATTTGAAAACTCTAAATACTATTCCCAGATTAAAAATATTCCTGATACTTCTGTGTCAGATGATATGAAATCTTATGTATATGAGACTTATTTGGCTTATTTTGATGTTCATGGACATAAGTTAGTCTTAGCCGATGATGTAATATGTTTTATATTATATCTTTATCGTGTTAATAAACTACCTACTGATTATCCTGAAGTTCGTGGTTGGAAAAAGAAGCGTGTTAATAAAGGTCATGGCCGTGGTGCAGTTCAGCACCGCGCTGATCGTGCAGCCCGTGCTGCTATACGCTTTACTCGCCAAACTGTGATGCTTGCTAATGGTAGACAATATACTTATGAAAAAGAATATAGTGCTCCTGAGCTAAAAGATATTTATGATAATGCAGATGATAAAGCCAATACTTGGCTTTGGGGTTTGTTAGAATCACATAATATTAGATCTGAAGATGACCTTAATGACATTTTCGAAGATTACCTTGCAGAAATGGAAGCTGAGCAATTGGCTGCTGAAGAACATGGTATTGACGAACGTGATTATGAAACGGATGCTATGCGTTATGCTAGCAAAGGTGGTAAGTTTATACGTGATGAAGATCCTTATGATTCTTATGCTACCATACAAGCAATTGAAGATCGTGTTAAAAGCGGTCAAGGTTTTGCGTGGTGGGATGATAAAGAGGGTCGACATGCTCAATATGTCAAAGCTACACGCGAAGTTATTAGTGAAATTGTGCTTAAATTAAATGAAGGTTCACTCATCCCATATGCGGTCTACCGTAAAGGGGATGAAGTTGATATGCCTGATTTTAAAACTGATGTTATCTATTACCCTTTAATTGTTCAAATGATTGGAATGCAACTTAACAAACATATTCACCCTCTTACCGACGAAGATATCATGCGTAGAACTTTTGTTGATTTTTATCAACATAAGCAAGTTAAATCTTCTGTAGGTGAGAGTATTCCCGAAATTAAAACCCCCCTAAATACTACGCAAAACGAAAATAAACCCGATAAGGCTAAAATAATTAAAGTTATTCAACAAGGTAAAACACGTAAACAAATTAATGAAGAAATTCAAAAACAGAAGTTATGTTCAATCCGTTGGTTTACAACTAATTGGTCCAAAGGCGAAAAGTTTTCTCAATATCGAACTAAAGCTAGTGCTGTTCAAAGCCCCTTAAAAGCTGAAATTGATGAAGAGAAAATGTTACCCTTTGAATTAAAAGATGTATTAAAACGTGAAGGTCGTACACCTGGTGTTATTACTGTTGAAGTTCCTACTTCTAAATATGTTGGCTTTTTAACCCCTGACAATGTTATTTCTAATTATAGAGGTCATTTTGTTAAGTTACAATATGGTAAACAAGATAAAGAATCTTCTATATTATGTAATTGGCATGTTTATGAAGAAATGAGTGAAAAATTTTATTTTACTTCACATGATGGTAATATTCCTGTTACTAAATCTTCTTTAACTGTCAAACGTTACGATGCTAGTGATCATGATTCTGATGTTGTTGAAATATTTGGCATTAACTTAAATCCTCTTAACATGAAGGCTTATACTCGTCCCACTGAAATTAAACAAGGTCAATTTAGAATTTTAGGACATTATCCTAATCATGCTTGTTGTACTACTTCTTGTACTGATAAAATTATGAGATATGCAGATCAACCTGGTAGATTATTTATAGCTAATAATTCTGAAGATGGCTCATGTGGATCACCAATATTAGATTGTGAAAATCATATTTTTGGAATTCATGGTGGTCGTACGAATAAGTATAACTATTTTTATCTCATTCCTTGGGATGAAATTTATGTTACTCATGGTATACGGGATTTTTAGAGTCGACCTCGGGTGAGGTCATTAAAGATACACCCCCCTTTCACCCTATGGTGTTAGAGGGTTTTCATATTCGTAGACCAAAATATCAATTCGAACATTTAAACTATGTTGGTACTTCCCCATTTATTTGTGGTAAGCCTCCTGCTTGGGATAAATCTTGTATAGATTCAATATTTTCAAATTTTTTAGAAACTGAGCCTCAATTAGGTCAGCAAATGCTTGAAGCAGCTGATTATGCCGGTGTTATAATAGATGAGAAACGATATATTAAATCTTTTGCAAAATGTGATTTTCCGAATGTTAAACCTACCGATTTCAAACTTAATAAAGCTATTGATTACATCTTTCAGATGTTATCTCCTATTATGATTGGTAAGCGTTTTCAATCTCGTGTTAAATTTAATCCTAAGACTTCCTGTGGAGAACCTTACATGCACATGATTAATCCTGATACTAATAAACTATTTAAATGCAAAGGTGAATTTCTTAATTCCTCTATAGCTGAATCTGAAATAGAATCATTTCATGAACCTGTTTCAGCCATATTCCCTAAGATAGAATTTTTGCCTTGCTCCGATTTAATGGTTGAAAAGTTACGCTCAATATTTAATGCTGAAGTAACCCTAACTATGAAACAAAAACATTTATATGATGCTCAAGATGATGCATTAAAAGAATCTGCCGATGATTTTCTTAAACAGTGGAGCCGTTATGGTTACACTAAACAATTTGGTGGTATTCATTATTTAGCATCTGCTCATCTCACTTTAAAAGGTGATAACATATTACATAAAATGGCTGATGTTTCTGGTTGGGACCGACGATTTCCTTTAATGAAAGAAGTTTATGAACTTAGAAAACGATGGTACGAAGTAAATGGACCTATGTCCGAAATTGAACTACAACTACATAACTATATATCTAGAAATATGGAACATCCTTATGTTTCTTTAACAAATGGTGATATATATCAAAGACATTGTGGTAATATTTCAGGCTCAGGTAAAACTAGTAGTGATAATACAATTGGTCATATGATCATAGAGATGTATGCGTTAATTACTCTTTATTATAATAAACACGGAGTTATTCCTGATTATGATTTATTATTAAAAGAAACACGTATTTCCCTTTATGGTGATGATGATTTGTCTTCTTATAACTATTTACTTTTTGCTGATTCAGTTGATGAATTTATAAATACTTATCGAGATATTTATAAAACTTTTGGACTTGAAATTAAAGATAAGGCTTTTAGATATAATATCGGGACTGTTAATGGTCTCGAGTTTCTTGGAGCTACCTTCTCTTATAATTCAAAATCTCGCCGTTTCGTAGGTGAACCTCGCTGGGGTAAAATTGCAGCGACCCTATGTTATGAACTTGATGGTGCCCGAACTCCAAACCAATATGTTTCCATTTTGGAAGCAGTTACTATGTTGTGTTATGATGTTCCAGGTGCTAAATCCGAATTTTTTAGATCCTTTATATCTAAATATGCATTATTTGTTCTACAAACTTTTTCAAAACAACTTGACTCTAAAGATATTATTTTCCTTTGCAGAGTTGCCGATTCTGGATCTAGACACTTAAATTCCTTGATACATGGTTATGAATCCAAATCTCAGTTTTTTACTTATAGTAATAGTTCTGAAGTTAAATCTTTTGAATTACCTGAAAATTTTTTTTTTACTGAGAAACAATCCAGACGGCGGGCGGTGGTGGGTTTTAAAAGCGATATGCTAGTGTCTAATAATAAATACGACCCTCATACTTCTTATTACCAGATCATAGGTAATAAGAGGCGCGTAGTTAAGCAAAATAATTGTGATTTCATTTATGATATGACAAATATTGATACAAGTGCTAACTACATTAATTATATTGATCAAACTCTACTGAATGGTATTGGAACAGTTGAAACACTGTTTGACTCTTTACCTTCCCCTATACGAATGGATTCAGCTATTTTCCGTGCTACATGTATCTTACATGTTGATCTTAGATCAAAAGGCAAAGGAAAATATGACTGGAGAGTATTTGCTGATGCACCTTCTAAAAAAGATGCAAAACAAAAAGCTTATCAAAATTTATTGGGATTATTATCTCACTTAAAGCTAGCAAATCCTAAAGCCATTAACGAACAGTTAGGAAGAACAAGTTATTCCCATGTCCGCGCTGAAAAATCTCAACATAAAATAATTTATGATTGTAAATTAGATACTGGAGAAAAGTACACTTTTTCTCAATGTGATAATTTATATTATATAAATGGTTCTCAAACCTCTAAAATTATGTTTGATGATTTTCTTGCTACATGTCGTGCCAAAACTGATTTATCTGATAGATGTTTAGTGACCCGAGATTTTTTATACTTATTTTTACAAAATATCCGACAGTATGATACCTTATCATGCGAAGAAAAATCTAGTCACTTATTTTCCGTCATTCATGATTATTCCCAACACAAAGCAGTAGAAGTCCTACACAAAGTTTTTAAAGCTAATGATATTTCTCTTATGGACCCTGAAAACCATCAAGAATTATTACAAGAGTTTACTCCTGAAAATAATTATTCCTGGAATTCTTTTGAACCTGAATTAGATCTTGATACGAAAATGAATGCTCTTAATATAAGTCCTGCTCCTACAGGTACTGGTATTGCTCATACAGTAGTATCAAATAATAGTATGCGTTCTATGCCCTTTAATTTTAATTTAATGTTAGTTTTATTACTTTGTTGTTTAATCCCCCTTGTCAATTCCCAAAATCCTGAACTGTTAGTCCGATCTTATCAATCTGGACCATTTCCTATTAACAATTTTTCTTATGCTACATATTATTGGGGTACCTTTACTGGCAAACGTCAAACTTTTGCTGAAGGATTAAGTCTTACCACTCTTGCAGACTCCTTAGGTACTACAACTTTAGAATACGAAGTTGATACTATGATAGGTAATATACTTACTTATTTATATGATTCATTTCAAGCTGGCATAGATCCAGATTATGTTGTTATAACTAACACGAACTGTTGTCAATATCCACCTAACGAAGTTTTTTATTTTGGAACTATAATCACTACTAGTGGTTGTAAAACTTTTTTTAGTTTAGCTAATGTCACTACAAGTGGAGCATACGGTAATTATGATGCTCTATTTTGTGAAAATCCGCTAATTTCTACTAATAATCTATGTTATAAATTAAATAATCTGGCTAATAATACAAATACTTTTCCTTGTGTTGGCGAAGAAAATTCTTGTTGTTTGCCTTCAGATAATGTAATTTGTGCTCCTTTTATTGGTATAATTGAAGAAGGTAATACTCCACGTTTTTCGAAAGAATATAGAAATGGTTTTAATCCATATGGTAATGGTCAATGGGGACAAACAAAAGCCCAATTTATGTCTTCTCCTAAACGTTCCGGTTGGTCTAAGCAAAAGAAAGAACAAGCATGGACTCAATATCTTGCTTCTTCACAAATTCCTAAACAACCTCGACAAAGAAAACAACAACAACAACAACAACAACAACAACAACCTGCAAAGCGAAAAGCTCCAAAATCTCTTCCTAAACGACCACAACGTGATATTATAGCAATACCTAATAAAGTTATGATACCTGAAACTAATTCTAATTTTGATAATCATTTGTCTGAATGTGCAACTAGATGGTTATACTCTATGGTATATCCATTTGATGTTATAGAACACAACACAATGCGTGATAAATATTTCAAAAAACGTTTCACTGAATTTGTAAATCCTTGTATTCCTTATCCACCTAGTGCTCCTGCTCGAAGATATTATGTTCTTCGTCGAAATCTTAGTGTTACTCTTAATGATTTTGGTGAATTACAAGTTCTTTTTGCTCCTTATCGTTTTGCTAATAATTATGCCGTCACTGAATCTTCTGGTAATGGTTCATTATCTGCTCCTCCTATTTTATATACTGGTTCTCCTTATACTACAGACTGGGGTCAAACTTTTTTGATCACAGATACTTGGGATACTACCACTTTAACTACATCTATTGGAGCTGTTAATATGCCTTCTGATTATCCTATAGCAGCTTTAGCTCCTTCTGATCCTAATCCTTTAAAATCTCAAATTATAAGTTTTAAATTAGTAGCTGCTGCTATTCAATATTTCTATACTGGACAGGTACTACAATTAGCTGGTATGCAACATTATGCTGTACATCCTACTCATGGATCCCTCTCTGGAATTGCAATTAGCTCAATTAGTGGTTGGCCTTCTTATTTCTGTACTCTTGCTGATAGAAAAGAACACACTGTTACCTATACACCTGTACATCCTAAAGAATACGATTATTGTATTGATTATTCACAATTGACTGCTATGGCAGGAAATGATGATTTACCAAACAATGAAAACGGAAATCATTTTATGGGTGTTATGATAACTGGTGGAACTCCTGGTGCAACTTATAATTTTAATTTTATTCAACACCTAGAAGCCACTGGTGGTGCTAATATCACAAATGTTACGGAACCTGAAGTTGATATTCCTGGTTCGTCTATAATTATGAATGTTGCTAAACCCGGTTTGGTCGGCGCCATCGGCGAAGCCCCCGGTGCTTTAGCACATATCGCAGAATTTGTTCCTCAGTCAATCTCCTCATTCGCCTCTGGCGTAAGAGCTGGTCTAATGGGAAACATGGATGCTCAACAATTACAGGCAAAGCTTGGAAATGTTCTTGGACAATATATGCAAAAGAAAGTAGTTCAACATGTTATTGGGTAACAAATATTCTTTTATTTTTAAAAGGTTCTTTATTTGAATATTCG